CTGCTCGATCACCACCTTCGGCACCCAGCCGGGGCGCTCGGCGTCCCACTCTGCGACCCAGCAATTCTTGGGGTGCAGCACCTCGGCCTCGAAGTACCCGCCGACCAGCCCGAGAGCGATCAGCGACGATCGACAGGCGCCCGCAACGTCGCGCGCCTGCGAGAGCACATCCCACAGGTTCGCCGACTTGAAAGCCGCGTCGAGGTAATCTTGCGTCTCGACGCTCGACCAGCAGCGAAGGTGCGCGCGTCTACCCTCGCCCGTGAGCATTTCGGTGAAGCGCGAGACCACCTGCCGCGCGAGGGGCACGGGCGCGTCGGGCTTGCGGTAGGCGTGAGGCGTCGAGTTGACGGGCACGAAGCCCTGCGGCTTGAGCCGCTCCTGCATGTACCCGACGCCCGGGTCGCGTGGAAAGCCTGCCCAGTCGCTGCCGTGGTGATCGTGCTGCCCGCCGTCGTAAAAGCTCTGGCAAATCGACAGCATTTTGCAGCGCGGGTCGTCGTCGAGCGCGAGCACGCTCATGGCGTCGAGGTACTGCCGCACGAGCGGCGCGCTGCCGCCTTCGTTGCCTGCTTGGCCTGCGAGTGTTTGCAAAGCACCGCCCTGCATTTGGGATGGTCCCTGCGCCATAGGCCCCACCCTACCCCCTCGGCGGTCATCGTGAAAGCGTGTCGATATCGACGAAGCTGCTGTCGTCTTGGGCGTTCCATGCCCCGTGACCATAGCCCGCCTTGCGTGCGCACTCGCGGGCGATCCACGAAGCCATGAGCCGATCTCCCGTGTGCTCGGTCGGGATATACGAGGTCGCCTCACGCAGCCACGCAGCGACCTCGGTCGGGGGCACCATGTTTTCGTCGCACGGGATCAGCCACTTGCCGAGCTGAAATTCTGTCCCGAGCGACTCGATCCCCCACTGATAGTCGCGCTTGTTTGCGCCCGTGTTGCCCGTAAAGTAGGTAACCCCGTTGCGCCTCGCGTAGAAAGTGCCGTTCTCCGTGGACGGGCACCAGATCGCACCGCTCCACTTGGCCACGAGCTGCGGGCGGGTGCCCTTGTTTTGTAGGTAGGTGTCCCGGGTCGCACGCTGGCTCACAACACCGTGCTGCTTACCGTTGATCTCACGGTAGCTTCGACCTGTGGGGGAGCCTTCGAGCGCGCACAGCATCTCGAAGGCGTCGAGCACGCTCACCGTGTTGTTGCACAGGTAGCGTGTCGCACCTTGCACCCACCCATCGGCGTTGACAAGGACGTCGAGTAGTAGCCCGCGCTGCGCCTTTGAGAGCGCGAGCACGAAGTCGAGGGGCAGGTCTTTGTTGTCACCCGTAACACAACGCACCTGCGCCGCGACGTCGCCCTTGACTGAAAATACAGTCGTGCCACTCCCGTTGTCTCGCTCGGTCCACACTGCGCGTAGTGAGGCAAGCGCGTCGCGTATCGCGTCGACGTGGTGAGGGTTAGCTGTGGGCGATTGACTGATCAGAACGCGGGGGCCGTTGCTAGGGTAGTGCCCCTCCGTGACTGCCCAGCCCACGATCTCGACTAAGGCGTCTGCGTATGTTGGCACAGGGTCGTCGTTGACCGCGCGGGCGCGTGGCAGCACGCTGTTGGTGTTGAGATCTTGCGTCGCCGTGAGCTTGTGGCGTGCGCCCTTCTGGTCGCTGCGCGGCCACGAGTGATCCGGTGTGCACAGCGCGTCAATACCTGTGCTATCGAAGCGATACATGGGCCCTGTGTAGTCTGCACGGTAGACACCGTCGACAGGCTTCCACTCTGCGACGCCAGACCCTGTGCTCAGCGTGAGGATCTCATCGCCCTCGACTACGTCGCCCGACCTGAGCCAGCCCCTCTTTGACAGCACCTCGGTCTCTGTGTCGACGCAGTAGTGCTTCTTGAGCGGGAGCGCCGCAAGCTCGCTAGCGAACTGCGCGAGGTAATCCTGCGCCGCGTTGCTCTCGACCATGATGATCGACCCGAAGCGCTGGTAGACCTCGATCAGCTCTTCGAGAATACGTGGGCCCGTCCACCGCCCCGAGCGCACGTCGAGCACCCGCCGCGTGCCGTCTGGCAGCACGGTCAAGGTGAAGATACACGCGAGGTCGCCCGACTTGCCCGAGGCGACCGACAAGTCGACCCCCGTAAACGTCGGCGAGTCTGCGGGGTTCCATTCTTTCGCCAGCTTCTTGCCTCGACCACGCGCGAGGCAGCCGTCGATCCATGCCTGCTTGATCCGTGCGTCGTCGTACGACGGGATGATATTTCGCAGCATGAAAGGCGCGAGCCGACCAAGCTCGATCTCTCTTCGCTGCAGCGCGTCGATCGTCCACATTTCGGGGATCAGCGGACCTTCGACCCCCGTCTGCGGGTCGCGCACAAAAGCCGAGTAGAGTTTGCGCGCGTAGCCGTCGATCCTCGCCAGTCGGTGCAGCACGTCTTCGCGGTGCCACACGTGACCGACTGCCCAGACGCGACCGTCGCGTCGAGGTAGACGCGAGAGCACCTCGCCCGAGACCCACTCCCACATTTTTTCGCGGCTGTGCTCGGTTAGCGTGTTTTCCATGTTGCAGATATCGTCGATCACGATCAAGTCGAGACGCGAGCCGAGGATCTTGCCGTAGAGCCCGAACATTTGGATCGTGGGGTCGGGCACGTTGTCGGTGCGCTCGACGATGATCCCCTTTTCTCCCCACATTTTTTGCCCACTCGTCGAGGGGCGCAGCCCGGGAAACACGAGCCGCAGGTGCTTGTTGCGTTCGATGTCTGCCTTGATTGCCGACAGGAATTTCGTCGGCACGCCACTCTTGGCGACAGAGATCACGCCGATACGCAGGTTGGGGTTGCGCCCCATTTCGTACAGCAGGCGCCAGCGTGTGATCTGGCTCGACTTGCCGTGCCCGACAGGGGCGAAGAGCACGACGCGATCGTGCTCGTCTAGCGACTCTTGCCAGTCGCGGTGCACGGGGGTCATGCGGATCGGCAGGTCGCCCTCTTGCCGCCCGATAAACTCGATGAAGTCTGCCGAATTCTTGCGCGCCCGCAGAACGCGAGCACGCAAGTCGAGCCGAATTCGATCTTCGTTGTCGATCGCAGCAGCTGTCGCGGGCTCGGTCACTCTGTAGCTGTGCCCTCTGCGTCGGGCAGCAGCACGCCTGCAGCTTCGCCCGGGGGCGTGGTCGCTGCGTGCTTGGCTGCGCCTACGCGCTCAGACGCGTCGACGACCCCTACGATCGTGGCGTAGCCCGACCACACGTACGCGAAGCTAGTCCAGTCGCCCGCGAGCGCGAACGGGATCGCAGCGGTGAGAGCAGCCCAGAATTTGCGGCTGGTGAGAGTTTTTGCGAGAAAGTCTGCGAGGTGTTTCATGTTGGCTCTTCTACCGTGAGCCACTCGTCGAGATCGTCGTCGTCGAGATCTTCGGCTTGTGGCGCGGCCTGTGGCTCTGGTGTGGGCTCGGGCTCGGGGGTTGGCGCGGGCGCCTTCTTGGCTACCGCAGCCGGTAGGGCCTCGACAGTGATCGGCTCGTCGCCGTAGTCGATCGCGGGACGCTCGCCCGTGCTGAGGTAGTGCTCGATATCTTCGGCAGACCAGCCCTTGTATTCTGGCATGAGCGCGTCGATCGGGTCGTAGCCGACGTCGCCCTTGTCAATGTCTTCGATGATCGCCAGCGTCGCAGGCAGCATCGCTTCGCCCGACAGGTCGAGGCGCACTTCTTTGGGCAGCTCGGCGAGCGGGTTGCTGCGCTGGTGCGGTGAGTCGTAGACCACGCGAAACGCTCGCGCGGTCTCGCTAAAGTCGGTGTAGGGGCGCAGCATTTTGAGCGTCTCGCGTAGCCCCTTGGGCATGGCGATCTCTGAGAGCGTCTCGTCGGTGCCCTCGCCTGCCTTGATCTTGGCGAGCGCAGGTGCGACCCGCAGAATCATGTGTGCCGCGAGCGCTTGCTTGACGAAGTCTTGCGCTGTGGTGGCGATGCTCACTGCGTTGCCGAGTACGGTGAGTGCACCCGCGCCAACAATGTTGGCTGCGTCTGCAGCTCTGCTGCGAATGCGCGCGGCCTGCTCGGCGACCCGCTGGTGATAGCTCGGCATGCCGCGCGCGTCGTCGCCGACCTTCATCAACCACGCGAGCTGCGGCTTGGTGAGCCCGGTCGCGGCTAGTACCTGTTGGATCGTGTGCCCCGTCGAAACGAGATCCCAGCCCTGCTTGTACTGCAGCGGGGTGATCTCTTCCCAAGGTCGCTTACGCTTCTTGGCTGGGCTTGTCGCTTTGCGTGCCATGCTCTCCCGAGGTCGTCGCTGGTAACACCCGCAGGCCCCACGTCGTCGTCGCGCGTGCGATCTCCCGCTCAGCCGTTGCCCACGCGGGCGAGTCTCGGTCGAGGTAGAGCCACGAGGCGCCCGAGTCGAGGCGCATGTGCAGCTCGTCGAGCATGACCGCCGAGATCGACTGCGGGTGCGGGTCACGCACCACAAGCTCGGCAGGCGGGGGCAAGAAGGGCAGCGCGTTGATATCGTTGACGACGTCCCCTGCGGTCGTAGGCGTGGCGAAGATCGTCGAGGCGTCGAGCACCCACCAAAGCGGGTGCGCGGCCCAGCGTGTCTCGTACACGTCACGGCAGGCCCAGATCGTGAGGTCTTCGGTGCGCCCGTCTGCGCTGAGCATCATCAGCGCTCGGTCAAGCTGCGACGTGCCCCAAGGTGCGCCGACCAGCTCGACGGCCACAGCACCGGGCACGAGAGCCCGCAGGATCGCCGTGGTGAGCGCCCCCTCTTCGTCGAGGTCCACAGTAGCGACGTCGACCTCGACCGCTACGCGCCCCTGCAGCTCCCCGTAGGGGATCAATTTTACTCCTGGCATGCCCAAAGGCTATCACAGCCCCGCAAAGGGGTCGGTCGGGTCGGCTGCGGCTTCTTTGCGCAGCTCGGCCTTGCCCTTCGACTTCTTGACCTTGGTCGCCTTGACGGCTGCTGCGGTCACGCTGTCGGGGATCGGCACGCTGTCGAGGGCCTCGGTCTGGCGCTTGTGAGCTGCGCGGATAAGTGCGCGCGTGTACTCGCCGTCGTCTGACGCTTGCACCTGCCCGTTGATCCACAGCTCGCCGAGGCGCTCGATCTTCTTGTCGTTTTTTTCGATACGAGCTTCGACTGCGCCGCCCGCCTTGGTGATCGACTCGGTGACGGGCTTCGCTTCTTCGACCTTCTGCTCGGGGGTGGGGGCCCGCGTGGCGATGTAGCCGATCGCTGAGCCGCCCGTCGTGAGTATGGCGACAGCGATGCCGAGGATCTTGTTGAGCGTGCCCTGCTTCTTGGCGCGCTCTTGGGCCTCGGTGACCTGTGCGGTAAGTAAGCTATTGAGCAAGTCTTCTTGCTTCTTGCTCCGCGCCTTGCGCTCGGCTTTCTTTTCAGCTTCTGCAGACGCGTTGCGATCGTCTGCCTGCTTCTGCAGCGCGCGCATCTCTTTGAGGCGCTGGTCGATCGTGCCTGTTACTTGGCGGATCGCTTCTCGTTCTCCTGTCGACGGTCCCATAGCCCCTCCACTCTCGATGATCTCAGGCGGGGGCGCTAGCACCCTAACTTCACCCCCCTGCGCTACCGACGCGCTCACTCGGGGGGCCACTTGCCTACAGTTGCGAGCGCGAGCGCGAGACGGATCGCGGGCTCGGTCTCGCGCTTGCCCCATCGACCGTCGACGGTGATCTCGGCGAAGTCTTGAAACGCGAGCAGCGCACCCTTGCACGCTTCGCCCCAGTAACCGTCGACGCCGTTGCGCGCGGGGCCGTAATCGCCGAGGTCGAAGCCTAGATCGACAAGCGCCTGCTGCCTCTCTGCGGTCGTGTTGAGCGGGCGGGGGTCGGCGTTCAAGATCGGCGCGTCGCCTCGCTCGACGCAGCCGAGCGGGGGTGTGGTGACGGGCTCGACCTCGGGGTTGGGTACGTCTTCGCCTCGACGAAAACGCAGCCACTGCTCTAGGTAAAAGCCGGGGCAGGCTGGCTTGCCCGCGTCAAAGTGACCCTTGAGCCCCTCGCGCGGATCGATCCCGTAGCGGGGCAGCAGATAGTCGTCGATCAGCTCAGTACCTGCGAGCACTGCGAGCGGGTCGGGGCTCTTGCCCGAGTCTGCCTTCGAGCCAAACGTGCCACCGAAGCACACAGCCACGCCGACGCGGTTGTTGTAGCCGCCCGTGTGATAGGTGTGCTTCTCGTCTTCGTGGCAGCGATACACTTCGAGCTTGCCGTCGACCATCGCGGGCGTACCTGGCACGACGAAGGTGTAGCCGATCCCGGGCCAGTTGCGCCCGCCGCCGACCCACCACTTGACCTGCTTGCCGCGCTTCTTGCGGTAGAGGATCTCGCCTGTCTTGGGGTCGCGCTTGTACTTGGGCGGGGCCGTGTGAAAACTGGCGATCCTCTCGGCTGCGCGCTGGCCTTCGATGTTGTTGCCCGCGCTCTGGTGCACGAAGAGCAGCTCGACCTTCGAGCCCCTGCGCCGGTCGCGGTAGCCGTTGCCGTTCTTGGGCAGGCCCCCCAGCTTGACCAGGCGAACGCTCTCGCCTTCCCACTCGATCTGTCTCGTGATCGCCATGCCCTAAGTCTAGCCCTTTTTCATCCCGGTGCCTGCACCCTGCTGGCCACCGCTCGCGCCGCTCACCTGCACCGCTGAGTCGCGCACCGCCGACTTGAGGGGCTGCGCCTTGGTTGGGTTGTCGGTGCCTGTGCCGTACTGAGACGCGCCGAGCTTGCCCATGCCCGCCGCTTTTTCTGCCGCTCGGTCGTGGCTCACTTTTTCCCCTTCTTGGCGAACGGGTTGACGCCCTTCGCCGGCTTCTTGCCTGCGCCCTTCTTGACGAACGGGTTGACGCCCTTCTTGGCGACCTTCTTGCCGATCTTGCTCGCCCCCTTGACGGGTGCCTTCTCAGGTGTTCCCGCCTTCTTGGCTGCCTTCTTGGCGACACCGAGCGCGGCCTTGATCCCGACGCCTTTCTTTTTGAGGTTGGCGCCGATCGCCTTCTTGCCGAATCCGACTTTTTTCTTTGTTGCCATTTTTGATCCTAGCGGTTAGCGAGCACGGGGTCTTGGTAGCCGAGTGTAGTGACGCGCAGACGTGAGGCGCCGACGCCGACACACTCGTTGCGCCACGTAAAGGCGCCCGAGCCGAGCAGCGTGCGCAGCTCGTTCTGCGACTGCAGCACGTAGGTGTCGCCCGCCGTGTTGAGCGAGGCGAAGGCAGGCATGCCGAGCACAGGGCCCACGCTGCCGGGCTCGCCCGAGGCGATGACGTACTGATTGTAGTTTTCGCCCGCGCCCGTGTTTTCGTCCCATGAGACGACGTCCCACTCGCTCGCGGTGCGCAGCACGATCCCGAGACCTTGCCCGAGGTTATCCTGCAGCAGCGGCGAGCGATTCGAGAAGACGCCGACCTGCACGCCACTGTCTGCGGTTGCCTGCGTGTCGTGGTCGGTGCAGAGCTTGGCGGTCTCGGTCATGCGCACGCGATCGCCTCGCGTCTGCTGCGTCGAGATACCTGCGCCGCCGTTGGTCTGCACGCTCACGCTACCGAGGTAGCTCGTGCTGCTCGTGGTGCCTGTGCCCCACGTGGGGTCGTTGACTCCGATCGTGCCGCTGGGGTGCGGGGCGATCGACCCGTTGGCGGTCGGTGCCGACAGCGACCACACGATGATCCCGTTGGCGACGTTGGCGATGCTGCTCGACGGGATACGGCCCGACACGTCGAGCCACTCGCGGTTGTTCGAGACGTCTGTATCGTAGCCCACGGGGTAGGGGGGCGTTGCGACGTACGCGTAGATCGGCACGTCGCCGCCCACGGGGTACGCCTCGCCAGAGACCCACTGCGGGTCGGCTGCAGCTGCAGCGTCGAGCGACGAGCCCTCGACCACGAAGGTGAGCGCGGGCTTGAAAGCGAATTTGATGGAGTAGCCGCGCAGCGCGACGACTGTGCCGAGCGCCGCGTTGACGTTCAAGCCCCCGCGGTTGCGAATGTACTGCGCGTCGAGTGAATTGGTGTTGATCAGCGCACGGCAGCGAATCACGTCGGTCGCCAAGATCAGACCCGCCGCCGCGGTCAAGTAGACGTAGGCGAGCGGGATGACGTCGGGGTTGCCGTTGGGCAGCACCGGGGTCGGTGACGCGACGCCGACGTTGACGGACAAGACAGCAGCGGGCGCACGCACCTTGTCGACGTTGACGGGGATGAAGGTACCCAGTGCATCTTGGAATATATCGCGGCTGCTCACGACCTCTTGCGCGTCTCCTGGCGACGCCTCGATCACGACCCATCGCGGGTTGCCCGGGTCGACAAAGGCGGTGAGGTCGACCTCGATCGCGGCGAGTGATTCGACCTTGAGGTACTCCGAGTCGAAGCTCGTCGCGGGGGTGCCGTTCTTTACCCCGAGCATAGGCGAGACTGAAACGGTCGTATTGAAACCGTTTGCGCTCACGATGCCGCCCGAGAAGAGACCCGACAGGGGCAGCGCCGAGTTGTAGAGATCGCCCGTGAGAGCAGCCGCGACCTCGTTGGTGCCTTTGGCGTTTAGTAGCGCTGTGGCGTTGTTGAGGTCGGTCGAAAGTAGACGCTCGCGCGTGTTCCAAATTAGGCGTCGGTTGTTGCTTGACATTTTAGCAGGCCCCTGGTGTGGAGAGATCCTCGCGGCGAGTTAGCGTGAAGCCTACCCCGCCCATCTTGATCGCGTCTACTGCAGCGTAGATCGCAGCATAGCTCGCGTACGCGTCGATCGGGTAGCCGTCGCACCACCCGCCGAGCGCGGGGCCCGTGTATACGCCCGCAGTCTCGTCGAAGTAGATCGGCCCTTCGTCGAGGTAGATCCCGAAGTCGCCCGTGCCGAGGTAGGGCACCTTGACGATGAACCACCCGTAGGCTTCTTGCGCGGACTGCAGCACGAAAAACTTTTTCGTGGGGAAGAGATCACCCGCGCCGTAGAGGTCGAGCGCGCTCACGAAGTCGGGCGCGAGGTCGGCGTCGACGTCCAAGAAAAGCCCGTCGAAGCCCGAGGCGATGCCGCCTGGCTGCACGTCGCACGCGCCACCCGTGAAGCCCAGCGGGCGCAGGATACGGTTGATCGCTTTGACGATCGCGTTGGGGCTCACGACGTCGGCGAGCCTCGATACGCGATCACGAAACACGTCGTCGCTCTCGCCGTTTTGCTGGTAGACGCCCCGATTGTCGCCGAGCACGTAGAGGTCGTCGTCGCGCCCGCCGCTGAAAGCCTCGACCGACACGAGCGCGAGCCCGAGGGCTGCCTCTTGAAAGTCGAGCAGCGTCCACTTGACCTGCGCGTCGGCGGTGAGCGGCTCAGACGAGAGCAGCACCACGCGCCCAGCGATCGGCGCCGTCGTAAGTGTGGTGAGCGTGTCGACGCGCATGCGTGCAAAGAAGAGCGAGAGCCCCGAGCCCGAGGGCGACGCGAGCGCTGCCCAGTCTAGCGGGAGATCCCACGCGATCTCGTAGGTGCCGTCGCCGAGATCGGGGCGCAGCCCGTTGGTCGCGTCGTCGAGAGCCGGCAGCACGACCCACGCTGCGCCGTTCCAATACTCCCACGCGACAGCCCAGTCGCCGACGCCCGCAGTGTCGAGGCGCAAGCTCGTGCCCTGAAAAGTCTTGGTGAAGCCGAGGTAGAGCGCGTCGCCGACGACGAAGGGGTCGGGCAGCACAGGCACGTCGTTGGTGCCTGCTTCGAGTCGCGCCTGCGCGTCGTAGTCGGTGAAGACCCCGCCGTCGTCTTGCAATACCTCGACCGTGTTGCGGCGCAGCTCGTCTTCGACGAAGAGCTGCCGAGGGTAGCGGCCCGTGCCGACAGGAAACTCGACCTCTGGGGAGTCGAAGCCGACGATCCTGAGCACCTTGCCAATGTTGGCGGGGTCGATCGCGTTGTCGATCCGCACGTAGAGCCCGACGTCTTCGGGGATGAAGATCGACGGGGTGCCCGAGTCTTGCACGATCGTCTGCAGGCCCGTGATAATCGTGCCGCCGACGTTGGATCGCGCGGTGTCTTGGTCTTTGACCTTGACGAGATCAAGGTCGACGCGCCCGGTCGCCACGTCGCGCAGAAAGTCGAGGTTACCTGTGTAGCCGAGCGCGTCGCACACGAAGCGCACCACGCGGTCGGCTGTATCGCCTGGCTCCCACACGACGCGCGTCGTGTTGACGTACTCGCGTGCGCCCTGCTCTAGCAGCGTTGGGCCGCCGTCAAACACGAGGCGCATGCGGCCCGGGTCGATGATCAGCCCGTCGCTGCTTGGCCCCACGCGTGCGATCGTGACAAGCCCGTCGCCCACGCCTGCGGGTCGCCCTGAGCTTGCGGGCAGGTCGCGCTGCAGCGCACTGGGTAGGTGATAGCGCGCCGCAGTCGAGCGCGTGCCCTTCTGTGCGGCTGCCTCGAACGTGCGCGCCATGCCGCGAAAGAGCGCGAAGCTCGGGTGCGGGGTGCCCCCTGGCTCGCCCTCTGCGATCGACCTGTAATAATCGCTCGGCACGTTGCGGCGAAACACGTCGAGTAGCTTCTGCTGATCGGGCGGTGCTGGGGGTGGTCTCAGTACCTTAGCCATCTTCTGCCTTGCCTCTCGCGCGCCTCACGATGCCCGTGTAGTTTTCGCGGCGATAGCCGTCGCGTAGGGTCGAGGTCATAAAGTCGGCGCGCAGGTTGGCGCGAGCATCCTCTCGCATGTCTTCCGAGATCGTGGGCCCGCTCGCAAGGTTGGGCGGGAGTCGTTCGCCCGTTCGCATGTCGACCTCGCGTACGGTCTTTGCGTAGGTGTGCCCGCAGACGTAGCACTCGATCGGCGGGTCTTTTGTCTCGGCGACGACTTCGGGGCAGACGATAAAGTCGCGTTTGCAGAAGCACGAGCTGCAAAAAAACATGCCGGCTGGTGTGTACCCGTGCGCGAGCATGTCTTAGCCTAGAAGCGAGATCCGATCGCGGGTCGTGCGGATCACGGTGCCGGTGCTTGGCACGAGGTCGCCCGCTGGCTCGATGAGCGCACCGTTGGGCACGACGAGCTGCTCGGTCTCTGAGAGTACGCGCAGCAGATCGGCGCGCCGTAGTGTCGCGCCTGGCTGCACGTTGTTGACGAAGGCGAGCAGCGCGTTGGCTGCGTCGGTGAGTACCTGCGTGGTGTTGGCCCCGCTCTCGAACTGCAGCCCGGTCGCGCTCAGGTTGATGTACTGCGGCACAGCGGGCACGACGAGCACAGGCACGCCGAGCCCGCGAAACTCGTCGAGCGCTAGCTCGACCTCGCCTGCGAGCGCTGTGTTGGCTTGGCCGTTGGGGTCGCTCACGTTTAGCGTCACCCGGTAGCCGGGCAAGCCGGTCGTCTCTTCAAAGCTCTCGGTTGCGATCGCTTGCGCGACGCGTGCGACAGAGAGCGCGCCGAACTCGATCGCGCTGCGTGTGCCCCGTCGAGCTGTGACAAAAAACTCGCGGGCACGGTCGCGCAGTTGGTCGTCGCTCTCGCGCGGCTGCCCGCCTGCAGCTGCCTCGGGGTTGGTGCATTCGAGCGTGTCGTCTTCGGGGGTCGTGATCACCTGCGAGATCAGCCCTGCGTCTGCGTTGCCCTCGACGCCCGTGCGGTCGGCTGTGGCGACGACGGTGAGCGGCCCGAGCACGCCCGCCGCGAAGGCGACGTCGTTGATCGTGGCGAAGACGACGCCCGTGTCGGTGCCGTACTGCGAGCCCGCGGGGATCGTGAAGCCGTCGACGCCCGAGCGCGAGAGCGAGAGCGTGGCGACTGCGTTGCTCGCTTCTTTGCGGGTGAGCTGATAACGGTCGTAGACCCAGCGGTCGAGCGCCTCGCCCTTGGCCCCCGCGAGAGATAGCTCGTTGATCGAGACCTGCAGATAGCGCACGACCTCTTCGGCCATCGCTGCCGAGACGTTGAAAACGACATTGACGTCGCTGCCGACCGTGTCGATGATCGCCCGGTCGAAGCGCGTTACCCCGAGGATCGCCTCTTGCCTACCGGCGAGAAAGAGATCGCGCTGTGTGGGTACGTCTGCCATCGCGGGCCGAGCCTACCACGGAGGTCATCGAAACTACGAGAGAGCCTCTGAGAAGCGTATCTGTACCGTTCCTGCGTCGTTGCGCTGCACCTGGGTGCTCACGTTGATAAATGTACCCTGCACCGCTGTGTCGACTGAGACGTCGGTCGCCGCGTTGACGACGTCGGGCTCTTGTAGGATCTGCTCGGTGATCGTGTTGGCGAGGTCTTGCATCGCGCCCGCCTTGGCGAGCTTCTTGACCTTGACCCCGACACCGTAGCCGGGAGCCCATGCGAAGCCGCCCGGGTCGGTGAAGATCCGCCTGTAGATTCTTTTGCGCAGCGATACGCTCGCGTCCTGTATGCCGACGTCGTTGTTGGCTTCGATCCGGTAGACCTGCTCTGCCTCGCCCGGGCCCGCGTTGATCGTGTAGTCGAAGTCGCGGTAGCGCTGCTCGCTGGTCTGCACGATCGACAGCGTCGGCGAGAGCTTGGGCGCCCTGAATTGAAAAGTCGTAGGGCCCGCGAAGGTCTCGCCGTTGGCCCCACAGATCGCCGTCGAGATCGTGACGTCGTAGCGCACGAGCGGCTCAAGCGCCGAGTCGCTAGCGACGATGATCTGCTTCGGGTCGTCGTCGTCTTGCACCGCTACCGCGGAGAAAGGAAAACGCGTTGGCACGACCTCGCCCTTGGGCACCTGTGTCGTGCCGTCGCTCGCGGTGAGCGTTGGGTCGACCGCGACGAGCGTGTAGTTGTCTTCGCTGGTCGCGCTCGTGTACGCCTGCGGGTCGAGCGTCTGAGGCTCGACGTCGAAGACGACGACGAATTTGTTGTTCGACAGCGGGAGCACGCCGAGCACAGTGATCAAGCCCGGCCCGCCAGCGGGGCCGAGCCCGGTCCCCAGTGGCGAGAGCCCAAACGCAGACACGATCTACACCTGCCGATTAGGGCACGAAGGAAACGGTGCCGATCGCCGACTTGGCGACCCACGAGTAGGTGCCGTCTGCAGCTTGAAACGGGATCAGCGTGAGGCCCGACTCTGCCGCGTCGAGCGTGGCGCTGGTGTTGCCGTTGATCGGCTGCGCGAGTGTGACGGTCACGACCTGAGTCGTGCCCGGTGCGCGAAAGAAGGTGCGCTCGATATAGGGGGTTGCCTCATCGCTGAGGTCACAGCCCGCGAAGACGAAGGCGTCGGTGCTCTCGTCTGACACGTGCAGCGTCGCCTCGACGTCACACTCGACAGGTAGGGCAGCACTCGAAGCGTCGGCGACGAGCTGCTGCTTGGTGCCGATGATCACGTCTGCGCGCTGGGTGTCCAGCTTGCCGAGGGCATCGCGAAGGGGTGGGCGAGCAGGGTTCTGTCGGGCCATGCCCCAGAGCCTACACGAGCGCCCCAGAGCCCGCGACCCCCGAGGGGGCCCCAGTGTGCCCGGCTAGACCGAAACGTCGCGGGTGAGGGCAAAGGGGCCCTCTGCGAGTGTTTTTCGCAGCGCGTCGGTGCCGTCGCCTAGTTCGAGATCCCACACGCCTGTGCCGGGCAGCATGCGCGTGGCGCTCGCGTCGGCGGTGATCCGTACGATCCCCCGCGTAGGCGAGCCTGCGCCCGTCTGGTCGACGACGACGGTGAGGGGGTAGACCTGCGGGTGATCGATCGCCTTGCGCACCTGCGAGCCGCCTGCGAGCCCTGTGAGGATCTGAGGCGCTGAGCCGATGCCGAAGGGGTAGCTCGGATTACACGCGCAGCCCGAGCCCGGGCCCCCGGTGACCTCGCGGTACGCGCGAAAGTAGAGATCGAGCGAGTCGCCGCGCTCGATCTGCAGCAGCATGCGCAGCGCGGGCGAGCGTAGCGACGAGAGATCAGCGACCGCCCCGAGCTGCAGCGGGATCGGGTTCGAGGCGCTGCCCCAAGTCGAGCTGCTCATGCTGCCCCCTTGGCGCGAATGCCCTGCAGCCGCGAGCGCTCGTGCCTGTCGAGCCGCACGGCTGGCGTGAACGTGTCGAGCACGAGCGCGAGCCCGTGCGCCTGCCGGTCTGCAGCCGCCTGCAGCTTGGCTGCGTGCGCTTCGTCGGCGGTGTCTGCTGTGTCGAGCATGTTGGCGATCAGATTGTAGCGCGGGCGAAGGCCCGCCGCCGCGCGGTGCACAGCGGGTCGGGCTTTTGGGCTCAGCTCGGCGACGCAAATGTCGCAGCACTCGCGCAAGAAGTTGAGATCTTTCTTGGTGTGGATCACGTGCCTGCCTCTGCCGCCTCGACGCGGATCGTGTGCTCCCAGTCTTCGGCCGCGTTGGCCGTGATCGAGGCGCGCAGGTTGTCGCCGCTCACGTTGAAAGCGTAGGCCAGCGTCGCGCCTGTGCCGGCCGAGGTCACGGGCACGATGTCGACTGCGGCGTGCAGAGTGACGGTGCCCCCGACGCGGTGCGCTGTAAGTGCCACGCGACGAAAACGCCAGTGCGCGCCCGCGACGTCTTGCCGCACACTTTGTACCCACACTTCGAGCTGCTTCGTGGTGCGGTTGTTTTCGAGGTTTTCGATGACGGTGTTGGCGAGCGTCGCGTCGGTCGTGGTGACCTCGAAGATCCCGCCAGCGACGGGGAACCACAAAGCAGCAAGATCGTCCCACTGATAAAAGCTTCTGTTGGGCAAGACGCACACGTCGGCGGGCAGCACGCCGCCCAGCGCAGGCTGTGCGTCGCGCTCTGCGGCTGTAAGGAATTTCCAGATCTCCGATGTTGCGGCCATGTTGGTGCTCCTTAGCTCGGTGCGAATCCGTCGATGAACTGCCACTCAACAACGCCACGGCAGGAGAGATCAAACGTCGCGTCGCGTCGCCCTTGTACGAAGATATCTGCGCCTACGCCTGCGAACTGAAAGTTAGGCGACAGGAACGACGCGACGAGCGTCTCTGCGCGTGCCCACGTTCCAAAGTTTCGCACCCAGATCTCTTCGAGCTTTGCGATGCCGATCGGACCCGTGGGCCCGGTCGATCGAATGCTCCCGACCCAGCGCAGCCAGACGTAGTTTCCACCGCCCGTGCCGCTCATGTTTTGGATCGCAGAGCCCAGACTGGTAAACCCGCTACCCGACGAGACGACGCCGACGCGAGCGGCTTTCTTGTTGAAGTTGACGACGCCCGGGCCAGAGGGCGCGACAGCAGGGTCGGCGAGCGGCGCTGTTGCAGTGCTGAACGTGACTTCATCTTCGAGGGTGACGTATGCGTCGTTGCCGTTGGTGTTGGGCCCGGCTGCTAGCGCTTCATCCCAGCGAGCGGCGCTGCTGCTGCCGAACGCGTTAGACTCGGGGATCCATACGTCCGATATGCTCGATGGCTGCGCAGGTGCTGCGGGGACGTTGTCACCATAGGCGCCGAGCAGAGCGGCGAACTCTGCGAAGACTCCATCGCGAACGTCGAGCGCGTAAAGCTGCGAGCCGCCCAGCGCGAACGCAGGAATCTCGACGTCGATCGTCCAACCCGTGCCAGGCCCCCCGCCTTGCGCCGACGCTGTGACTGCGAGAGTTATGTCAGGGAATCCGCCGAGCGCGATGACCAGGCCGACGTTCAGATCGATCGTCGCGGGCAGCGTGCCGCCTGTGCCCGTGATCACGAACGGGACCGCGCCAAAGTTTGCCGGCCCGAAGTAGCTGTCTGGCACGACAGAGATCACAGTCGCGGGGTACACGACAGGCGTCACTGCACCGACCGCAGCCTCGAAGTCGATCACGGTGTAGCCGCTGAAAGTACCAGCGGGGAAGACCAAGAGGCCGGTCGCACCGAACCCTGCGGGGTCCATAATCCCTTGCCCCGCGTCTGCGGTAAGCTCTAGATCTCGCGTCGGATTTCCTTCCGGCAGAATGAGCGACGAGCGTCGACCCAGCCCCGCGTCTGCGGGTAGAATCGGCGCGAACGTCACTGGCATCGTAGGCGGGCCGCCCGTGTCGAACTGATACAGGCGAGCGCCGACAGCGAGCAGCGGGTCAGGCGTGCCAGTGATCGGCGTCTCTGTGATCGGCTCGGTCGTATCAGACCCCGCCGTCGCCGCCGCCGCCTGCAGCGTATGCAGCCACACGTCGAGCGCCTCCCACCATCCCACCGCGTTGGGTGTGCCTGGGTTGTAGATCGAGGCGCAATTTGCCTCGGCGTCTTCGGCCCTGCCGATGAAGCGGGTGTCGTAGGTGATACCCGCGATCACGATCGGCGCGTTGCGTACTGCGGCGAGTCGCTTCTGCACCTGCCCCGTGTTGCCTTCGTCGAGCGCGAGCGTGATCACGTACGTGCCCTCGACGTCGCGGGTGAAGACCGACTGCGGGGTCACTGGGTTGCTCAGCGTGGCCGTCGAGCCCGAGGGCAGCTCTAGCGTCCACCGCCACGAGCGCACGTCTGCGTCGTTCGAATTGCTCAGCGTGACCGGCTGCCCGAGCACAAGGTCGGGACGGCTGAGCCCGGCTGCCCCTTTGACGCCAGACTGCGTAATGACGATCTGCGCGCTGCTCATCGCCTGGCTACTCTCCCCCGGCCGCGACTAGCTCGTCAAGGGGCGCGTCGACGGGCTTGCGCCTGCCGGGGTCTTCGTGCCCCGAGAGCACCACAGACTCGCCGTAGGCGACCCACAGGCGCCCGAGGCGTCGCCGTAGCTCGGCGGATAGAAAGGGGCGCGTGATCCCGTCGACGCACTTGTCGACGTCGAGCGGGGGCAGCGCGAGCGCGTTGTCTGCCCTATGCGCGCGCAGCAGCCTGCCCGCGATCCGTCGCGCCGTGTCGATGCGTGGCAGCCACCTCGGCGAGACGTCAATCATCGGCGCACGTGTTGAGCGAGCCCGACGCGGGCTGCGAGGTGAGGGTAGTCGCCAGCCCTGCAGCCGTGGCAAGGGTCGCGCCCGCAGCGAGCGTGGTTGGGTAGAGGGGCGCGAGAATAGCTGCGGCCGTGGTCTCTGTGACCCACGCTGCGACGTAGGCGTTCAAGGCGATGACCCATGCCCAGAAGGCGGGGTCGATCGCTACGTTGCTCTGCATTGAATCCTTGATCCGCAGCAGCCCGTCTGCGGGCAAAGGCAGCAGCGGATTGAAAGGGTTTAGCGGGGGCGGCACAGTCGCGTTGGTGTTGGGCGCTGTCACCGCCGCTGCGACGGTGCCCGCCTGCCCGGGCTCGACGAAGCCAGAGTCGCGTACGGTCGCCCCTGTCGGCGCACCATCGACTTCCCAGTCTGCCGAGCTGCCGATATGCGTGCGGCCCGTGACGAGCACTGCGCCGCTCGCCTGCGACTTGAGCTGCACCGAGGCGCCCGAGTGCACGACAATGTCTGCCCCGTCGCCGGTCTCGATCGCCAGCAGCTGCCCGTCTTGCGTTTTGATGAAGGCGAAGCAAGGCGCGACCACGTTGTCGGTCGAGGTATCCACACCCGCGACTGCGTCGGGAAAGGGCCAACTGCGATCTGAGCATCGCCCGAGGATCACGGGGTCGCCGTTCTCGCCGTTGGGAAAGCCCACGAGCACGCGCTGCCCGTACGAGATCGGGAAGTAGCTCCCCCCACCGTCTACTGCGTCGAAGTCGAGGCGCGCGACCACCTCGTCACCAGCGGGCAGCAGCGTGACCTCGACCAGCACGTCGCCGCTGTCGATGCGCGCATAGGCGGGGGTCGAGTCGTAGTGCCCGACCGTGCCGTAGCTGATAAAGTTGCGAGCTGGCTCTGCGGTCTGCTCACGCACGCGCGAGAAGTCGAGCGAGCGAGGGTGCGAGCGGCTGTATGCTTCGTTAGTCATACGCTCGGGGGCCCGTACTTAGCGAGAAGATCCTGCGCCGCTTTGATCCCCTCGATCTGCTTCTCGACCGCGTTGCGTGAGTCGAGAAAGTTGATCGCTTCGAGGGTGAATTTAAAGCCCGAGGTCGCGTCGAAGTCGATCCCAAGCTCGCGCAGATAGAAGAGCGTCTGCACGCTGTCGCTCTCGCTCGCGGTCGCTGCGAGCGCCGCTGCGGCTGGTGAAAACTGGTAGACCTGCACGAGCCGCTGCGCCTTTTCGAGTTTGCCCAGCGCCGCAAAATTGCCCGCCTGCGTGACCTGCGGGGTAGTCGAGTCTGAGAGACTCGGCTGCACGAGCACGTTGATCGCGTCACCGGCCCTCAGCTGCAGCATGTCGGTCTCGCCGCTAACTGTGGGCGCTGCCCCCACCGAGACGCCCGCGTTGATCTCCCGCCCTCCTGGGCCCGTAGGGAAGGCCGTTAGTGAGGTCGTCTCGATGTTGATCGTGAACTCGCCGCGAGACAGCTGCTCGTAGATCGACTCGGCCATATTGTCGAGCACGCGCTGCGCGGTGAGCCCACC